ACTTTGTAAATATTCTACATCTGCATCAAACCAAATTGGTTGGCAGGTTTCATATCTAGATTTACTTACTTCTTCCACGACCAGCCTTCTTCTATTGAGCCTTGTACTCCTTGTATGAAGTCTCTATCTTCTTCTGATAGTATTGACCAAAACTTACTTACATTGAGAGTCTGATTATATACTTCATCAGGATTTTTCAAATGATAGTCTTCGTGCATTAGCATCTCTATTTGGTCTAGTCTTACTTGTATTTTCTCTTTAAGATTCATATATAAACATCCAATTTTTCCTACCCGCTGGGTCTATGTTAGTCCCGATTTCTTTCATTCCAAAGTCTAAAAAGACTTGTCTGCCCTTTTCATATGTTATTTCACACATCATGTTAGGACTATCAAATTGTTTCTCACAGAACTCTTTTCCAATAGTAAGGTCATAAGTTGACGCTCCACCTTTGTAGGCATCAACCCATGATTGTCTGCGAAATGCAGGATAACGATACTCTGTACCATCATCCCCTGTAAATACTTTGTTTGTACACAAAGCATTTACTCCCACCATAAGCTGTGGGTCTAAACCAAGAACAGTATCATATGTCATCATATAATACTGCTCCTTGTCGTAGTGTGCTTCTAGGTCTTGATAACAAGTTCCGTTTCGCACTATGAATCCCTGTATTCTAAGTTGTATAACTCGATACAACTCGTCTCTATCTAGTTCTTCATAAGGCTTGATTACTGTAATTAAACTCATATTCCATATAACTTACTAAACTTACCAAGAGAGTAATCGTCTGCAACATCAAAGTCACAACCAACTGGAGCGTCAGGTATTGACAGTCCTCTATCTTTCTGAATAAACTCTTTTAGTTTAGCACTATATAGTTCTATCTCATCTTCTGGAACTTCAGCAAGTATGGAGTCATGCACTAGCGCAAATATTTTTGCTTTCATGCCAGTCTTACGAATATACTTCTGTGTATCTATCGCACCAAGCAAGTTGATGTCAGATGATACAGACTGAACAAGTGCATTTACTCCAGACCTTACTTCGTGAGCAGCGATTCCCTTGTCTTGCGAGAATACATTTGGTAATCTTCTCTTTCTTCCGAAATGAGAATAAATGAAACCATTTGCTTGAATGAACTTCTGCATGTTGTTCAACCATTCTCGCAGTTTAGGGAAAGCCTCAAAGTAATCTTTGATAACATATTGAGCTTCTTGCATACTAAATACACTTCCACTATCCTTAGTTACCTGCTCACTAATTTTCTTCGGACCAGCTCCGTACATGATACCAAAGGTAACTGCCTTCGCTTGTTGTCTTTTGTCTCCATATAACTCTGCAACTTGTTCTACTTCACAAGGAAGTCTGAACACTTGCTTTGCAATCGTACTATGGAAGTTTCCTCCAGACTTAAACACATTCATTAGACCTTTATCATTTGCAAGTACAGCCGCACAATATACTTCTGCGGTTGTCAAGTCCATGGCAACTATCTTATGACCCGCCTTTGCCTTGATACAACCCTTTACTGTAGGATTGTCTCTTGGAAGCTGTTGCATGTTTAGTTTACCACTTGATGAAAGTCTGCCCGAAGTTGTACCATGAAGGTTGAAATTCGTCCTAAGTCGCCTGTCCTTGTCCAAGTTAGGTATAATTTTATCAAGATATGTATTCTTAATTTTAACCTTTTGACGAATTTCAAGAATGTGTTTTGGTACTTCGTGTTGTTCTGCTAGTATACCCAATACTTCCGCATCAGTACTATCAGCACCAGTACCCGTTTTCTTACCCGTTGGGGCTAAGCCTATGTAGTCAAACAATAGACTTCGTAATTGAACTGTAGAGTTAGGATTGAACCCACCCTTTGCAGCTATAAATGCTTTGACCTCTGGGAAAGCTTGAAGTGCATCAACTGCAGCTTGTATGTCTTCTCCCATTCTCTTTTGCCCAAACTCTAGTCGAGTCTTATCAAAAGGTACGCCATTGGATTCTACATCTTTTAAGAATCGAACACCCTCTATAAGAATATTCTTGTAAACCCAATATAGTTTTTCATTCTTCAATATAGCACTCTCAAATTTTTCAAACAATAAGAAAGTAACTACAGCATCCATTGCAGCATAGTTCTTCATTACCTCAAAGGGTATCAAATCATAACTGAAACTAGCTTTAAGTATTCCTGTGCGTTTCAAATAATCTTTGATATAGTTGTCGAGTTCTGCCTCGTAATCTCCATAGTCTGTATGCTTAATAGCAAGTTGTTTCAAACCATGCGTACCAGGATTCTCGTCAAACATATAGTGCATAAGCATAGTATCTTCAAAGTGTGGAAACTCAAAGTTGAAATGATACTCAAACCACTGCAAGTCAAACTTACTGTTGTGAAATACAACTCGTTTCTTGCTGAATAGTGTTTGCATCATTTGTTCTGCTTTTTCATCTATACACTCTGTATCTACATATACACCATGTTCTTTTTTGTATGACATAGAGAAACCAAGCATATAGCCATCACGGCAATATAGTGCTGATGTCTCGGAGTCAAGTGCAACGAAATCATTTGGATGGTCTAGCGCATCTTGTAGGTACGCATGAAGCTGTTCTGAATCTTGTATACCAAAGCATTTATCTTCGCCTAAGGATTTCTGTGTAAGCTCTCCGCTTACATATCCCGATATACTCTCAACGGCTTCCTCGAATGACTTCTTTGCCTCTGGTCTGAACTTAATCATTGCAGGGTTTATCAAAGCCAAAAATCTATCATCAATTATTTTTCCATTGTACTCTGTTATTGATGTCTTTTTAGTGAAATGTTTGAAAGGCTCTGAACCTACAAGAATGAGCCATTCGTACGAATCGATATCGATTTCAATATCAACATCTCTTTTCAAAATTTTCTGTTTTGAACTATCTGAACATAACGCAAATCTGTCATGCTCAAAGTCAAAGTACTTATCATAGTTAGTACTTGACATTGTCTTTTCTATTATTGCTACATTAGCCATATAATTTTTCCTTTAATCTTTCTATTTCTGGTTTTGTTAAATTACCAGGGTCTACATTATCCCTTAGTTTTACTACTCTTGCTGAGAGCTCCAGTTTCTCAGCCAAGCCTTTGGCTTGCTCAGCAGCTTTTATACCCGCCTCATCCCCGTCAAACATAATGTCTAAGCCTTGAACACCTTGTAGTTTCAGCAGACTTAGTTTGACCCAATTCACTTGTTGTGTGCCAAATGTACACACTGTATTTTTGAGACCTTTATCCCAAAGGTTAAGAGCATCAAATATGCCCTCCACCAATATAACTCTATTCTGCATAGGTTTTACTTTTGCTGGACAGAATGGCATTTCTACGCCATTCGGATAGATGTAATACTTCATTTGTGAGAAGTCATCTAAACTCCTACCTATCAGTGCGACTGTCTTGCCTCGAATGTCACGAATAGGAAAGATGATACGGTTCTCGAACTGGGGAGCACTCCATGTGAATGCATCCCATATTGCGAGAGTTTCCTCAGATATATTTCTGAGTCCGCCACCTTTCCACATCACTCGATCCTTTGGGAGTTGGATACCGACAGTTTCGCTTTTAACTTTATTGACCTTTTCTTTTATGCGGTGCATCTTCACTTCTAACGGTGATGCTGGTGCACCAAAATAACTAAATAGATTACCTTTGTAACCGCAAGAGAAACAATGGAATATGCCTGTAATTTTGTCCACCCTCATTGATGGATTAGTGTCGTCATGCTCTGGGTTCAGACATGAGATTATTGCGTCTTTACCCGAAAGACGATAATCAATTCCTTTTTCTCTAAGAAGTTCTTCAGCTATCATAATTACATATATTATAACAAATTTTTAAGGATTTGTCAAGAAATATTTTCCGCCTCCATAGTCCAACTGTAATAATCCTTTTTGATTGTATACTTACCGCCTCTGCAATATACATCCATAAATGTATTATTACCGAATAGTGCTGCAGATGCAGCTCCTGTTCCGCAACTAGGTACATAACCTACACCTTTTTCCCATATGTCTACAAATATATTGCCATCATATAAATCATGTACCATAATTTGATTCTGGTCTAATTCTGTATCTATTGTTTCTACCCATGTATGCTCTATTATTTTATTGTTTCTACATATTTCTATAGTATTTGGTCGTGTTATTACTGGGGCTAGAAAAGTAATCTCTTTCTGCTCTGCTAACTCTGCATTGAAACATACTTGTGCTTCGCTGCCATCAACATTCCATATTTGTTTTGTATTTATATTTTTCCATTGACAATACCCTTCATGATGTAAAGGATTTGTGTCTGCTAGAATTATTACTTGTCCGTTAACTTTGACTTGTGTTTCCATTCCAATTCATCTCCTAATCTTTCGTACTCCCTAAATTTTTCATCATTCTCATAGTACATACTTTTCCATACTAATTCTGCCATTTGAAACCAAACAGCAACCGCTTTGTCTCTAAATTCTGTGTCGCCCCATAAATAATAATGTAGCCACCACTCTTTATCAAATCTGCATACTCTTACTTCTTGTTCC